GAATGTCCAATATGAGTTAGGTGAAGTTTCTACACCAGTACCGAACTGCCATTTTTGGAAATTAGTTGAATTACTAATATCCTGTATTATAATTGTTGAACCAGATGGTATAAGTGATAGGAATAAATCCACATCCACTCCATCTTTTGTTTGGTGATTTATATTAATTTGAGATGATGAAACTTGAGTTGCATTATTCCAAAGTATGTATGTAAGACCAGGGTCACCTGATATATCGTTTGTATTTGCTTTATAATCAAAGAATGTATTAGATTGTCCATCAACGCCTGATGTGCCCGATACACCGCTAGTACCCGAAGTACCATGCGTACCCGATACACCACTCGTACCATTGCTACCATTCAAACCAGAAGTTCCATTTGAACCATCTAAACCTGATGTTCCATTTACTCCGCTAGTTCCATTTACTCCGCTAGTTCCATTCTCTCCATTCACACCTGATGTGCCTGACGTACCCGAACTTCCACCTGCTCCACTAATACCTGACGTACCATTACTTCCGTTAATTCCAGAAGTTCCGTTTACGCCCGATGTTCCATTGATACCTGATGTTCCTGCAGCTCCAGTTGCACCGGTTGCTCCATTAGTACCATTGATACCATTCGTACCATTAATACCTGAAGTTCCATTGCTACCATTTATACCTGATGTACCTGACGTACCATTAATCCCAGCTGAACCGGTGATTTGCATACTATCAATTATATCCGTATTAAAATCTCTTAACAAAGCAGGGGTAATTGCTCCAACTGAGTTATCAGGGAAGTTACCTTGGTTTACTGCTTCTAATTGTTCTTTATTTAATATAGCCATGCTAAATTATTATTTAATTATTTTGTTGTGTTTGTGAGTAAGGTACTTCCGTTTGTCCGATACCCTGTTCAATCAGAGCACCATTACAACATTTACGTGAGTAAGTGTTTGATTTTACGCATAAACATGCTCTCCTATTATTCTTAGGGGAACTCTTTCCTCTCGTAGGTCCTAAGTAAACACCTGAGGTTGCTTTGAATCGTGCTAAGTAAGCTGGTGTTGGCATATCATCTGATTTTATTATTTAACAATCAACCCACCAAATGTAGTTGATTATTTTGTTTTCGCTAACGCTTCCCTGTGTAACATATTTTGTAAGTGGTTATAATCCGATTGGTATGCAAGGAATAACAAACACTGCTCTAATGGTAATGTGGTTACATCGTTCATCGCTCTGATGTCACTCCCAGCGAGTTGTATGAGGCTGCTATAATTTCTCCACTTTTTTCCAAAATTGATTTGATATTGGGAGGGAGAATCTCCGTATCCATCATAGATTTCAGGATATAGTTCGGCAAGTCCCTTAATAAAAGCACAAAAAAAAACAACGCACCGAAGTGAACATCCATACCTACCTGAAGGAAAGGAGTTTCATCTATCGTACCATCGTAATCCTTTATGTTATACATGCTACCTATCTTCTTTGTTATAGGGCGATATAAGATACTCATTATCTTTCCCCAGTTCTCATCTATTTGAAACGTATCGTATTTCACAATATCCAAATAAGCACCATAAGCAATTTTGCTAAGGTTAGGTTCAAACCCATACTCCACTCCATCAATCTTTATAATCCTTTGTAGTGGTAATTCGGTGTTACCCATAAACCCAATCAAATCGTTTTTAATTCCGTTGAAGGTTTCTAAATCCAATTGAGGTAACCATGTTGGGTTGAAATCACATAAGTGGTGAAACAAACATGCTATGTATGCTTCCTCCATACCCTCATAGGTTTTAATATCTCTTTGTAATGCTAAGTACTTCTCTAACGTTATACCACTCCAATTGGTAGGTACGGTTATCTTTATCTCCTGTTTCATATTATCGTTGGTTTTTCTTTTCTCTATATTGTTCGGGGTTCATCAAATCAATTGCACTCACTATCTCCGTTTTAATTACTTCAGTTGTTAGTGGTACGGTATTCATTCTCATATCTAACACATTGCGTAACTTTGCTTCCGCACTATTACGTTGTTGTATGGTTGCTGATAGGTATGATTTTGCTTCTCTCAAATCCTCCAATAACTTTGCATTAATCCCTTCCACATGCGCAACGTACTCTGCCATCTGCATGAAATCCTCTTTTGTGAGGTTATCTAAATCTAATTGTTGTTCCATTGTATATATTTATATATTTAGTTATCTATCTAATTGATATTATGTATTTCCCTTTAGCAGTTGCTACATTACTCAACCTCATCATACATCCATAACGTGCTGCATCAATAAGATGGTCCAACCCACCTTCAGGTTTATCCGTTACCTGTGAGTGTTTATCTACTCCCCATTGGTATGAATAAAACTCATTCACTAAGTTGTTGCATGTTTTAGGTATGTTGATTGTGTAGTTCTGCATCACCTGTATTCCAAAGTTAATTGAATCCTTTCCCTTCACCACAGGTTTCGCATTAAACCCTGCTCTATATAATTCCTCTATTAAACGTGGTTCACTGCTATCACACCATATCTCCTCTCTCCCACTAACACAACTACCGAAGTGTTTTATTAAATCATCGGTTACCATTCCCTTCTCATATAGTGTTTCAACTAAGTAGATATCTTTCTCACCACCTTTCCATATACCCACCATTGCGGAAGGGTCATTGGAGTAACCCGCATCAAATCCCCAACATATAAATTGTGCATCATCAGGTACCCACTCAACTAAATTGAATTGGAACACTGCTCTCTCATTGGTAGTGAACTCACCTAACCCATAAGTTTTCCATGCTTTAGGGTTTGTTTGTTTCAACTCCTCAATTGCTCTTACAATGGTTCTCTCTAAGTAAGGGTTATCTTTATATGTGGTGAAGTATGATGTTGCATCCAATGAACGTATCCAATGGAATGGTGATATTGTTGGGTTAAGGGAGAGTATTACCTTCTTCGTTGTACGGATTTGTAGCTGAAAATAACTCTCACTATCAATCTCATTTGCTTCCTCCAACCACAATATTGAGCTTTTCAATCCTCTCAGCTTCTCACTATCATCGGTGCTTATAAATTGGATGGTACTCCCGTTCCAAAATGTGTACACCCTATCCGTTATGTTGAAGGAGTTCTCATCCCATATCCCCAACGATATCATCACATCTTTATAATCTTTTAATATCGTTCTTTTGAGTGACGGTATCGTTTTACGCACTATCGTTACTTCCTCCTTATCAGTTAAACATTGTACGATACACCATTGTAGTAGAGCATAACTCTTACCACTACGTGTCCCACCATAATGTATTGTTACCCTATTGGTACTATCGTTCTGATTGCCATACGTTTTAGTTGTGTTTACCTCTAAGTTCATATTGTTACATATTGTTACATATCGGTATCCACACTCTTTTGTGTTATGTTCACTGATATTTGTTGTATCTTTTGGTTTATCTCCCCACTCATCTCCGTCCTACTTAATTTAGGTAATGAGTACTCTAACAACTTAAATGCTAACTCAATTGCTTTCGCAGGGTCTTTCTTCTTTATCTCCTCCAAATCCTTATTGATGGTTGAGAGCACATTGTTTGTGGCACGTGCAATCGTTAGCTTCATCTCCTCCGTACTTCGGTTGAGTGCTCCTGCCGGTCTCCCTGCTTTATTTATTCGTGTATCTCCTTTAATGAATGTCATAGTTGTAAATGGTTGTATTTAACAAGCTTTCTATATATCTAACACCTTACCACCACTTTGTATTTATCGTTGAGTGTTGAGGAGATATGCTACCTCTACGATGGTTCTCTGCTATTAGTGTGGATACTTTATTCCATAGGGGTTTAGGTCCTTCCCAGTTCTTATCCAATATCTCCACATAGTTTTCTAAATCTCTTTGTTTGGGGTATGGGTGTGTTTGTAGTGTGAGGTTCTTTCTCTCCTTCTTATGTATGAAATAAAAATAACGGAACTGTCCACCTACCACTCTATATAAAGGTGTGCCATATATTCCCTCTAAGGTTTCCCTCTTAACGTTTTGTAATCCTTTTGAGTATAATGTAAGTGAGTGTATCATCCTTCCTTCCTTTGTTACCCAAAACCCTCCAGTTTTATTGTAACCCGTATATATCCAATTGCTTGCTTGATATTGTATTCCTACATGTCCTGCTGCTCCGTTTGCGAATGTAACTATCCATTTAATTTGTGGTTGGTTATCTCTTATCCATTGGAACATTAATCCCATTACCTTACTCTCTGAGTTATGTGGTAAATCTTCTGCTAACCAATTTCTATTTAGTTCTACCCATTCGTTTGGTTGTGTACCTATTACCCATTTCTCCGTTGCTCTAGGTTGTACTCCACTACCTAATTGTATGATTCCCTTTATCTCTCCATTTATCATTACACCTAATGTCCACTTTGTTCCGGTGCATACCTTATGTGTGTAATGGTATTTCTTTATGTATTCGTTTCCAACTTTGCGTGGTATCTCCTTTAACTCCATTATCTA